ACTTGTCAATGTTAATGAAAATATGAGGTTATACTAATGATACAAGCATTAATAGGTCCTGCCACCAAATTATTAGGCAAATTTATTGAAGATAAAGATACAAAAAACAAATTAGCACATGATATTGCTACAATGGCTGAAAAACATGCTCAAGAATTGGCAAAAGGTCAATTAGAGATAAATAAAACAGAAGCACAACATAGAAGTATATTCGTTGCAGGTTGGAGACCTTTTGTTGGTTGGACTTGTGGTGTTGCGTTAGCTTGGCATTTTGTTTTAGCACCATTTATAATGTTTTTTTCAGCCTATTTTGGTGTAGAATTACCAAAGTTGCCAACATTTGATATGGGTTCTTTAATGACTGTATTGATGGGCATGCTTGGTTTGGGTGGTCTCAGATCTTTTGAAAAGTATAAAGGATTAACTAAATGACAGACAAATTATGTATTAGATGTAAAGTTGCACTTAAAACAACAGAACTAAAAGACGTTTATCAATGTCCCATGTGTTTTACTGTTGCTGAGTTACCGCAAGATCAAACTATAGTTGAGTTTAATGATGAAAACTGATATCGTTTTACAAGGATATAAATGTCCAGAATGTGGTTTTGAATTACCAGAAGGAGATTTCTGTCCAACATGTAGGGTAAGAAGATAGATGCCATTAACTGCTAAAGGTAAAAAAATCATGAAGTCCATGAAAAAGCAGTATGGTAAAAAGAAGGCAGAGGAAGTATTTTATGCTTCAAAAAACAAGGGAGTTATAAGTGGCGTTGACAGGACAAAAAAGAAAAAAAGTAAAAAAAGTAATAAAAGGTCTAAAAAAAGCTAGTAAAACGCACGCTGCACAAGCAAAAAGTTTAAAAAGTTTGGTCAATGGCAAAAAGAAAAGATCCTAAAACAGGCACAGGTAAAAAACCAAAAGGATCTGGAAGGAGATTATATACTGATGAAAATCCGAAAGACACTGTCAGAATTAAATATGCGACTGTTGCTGATGCTAGAGCAACTGCAAGAAAAGTTAAAAATATTAACAAACCTTATGCTCGAAAAATTCAAATCCTTACTGTCATGGAACAAAGAGCAAAAGTTGCAGGTAAAAGAGAGCAAGCAGCAATTGCCAAAAGAGCAAAAGAAACCCTCAAAAAAAGGAGAGAAAAAAAATGAAAAAAAACGAGGACGGCCAAGGAAAGTTTCCTGATTTAAGTGGTGACGGAAAAGTTACAATGAAAGACATCCTTATTGGTAGAGGCGTAGTAAAAAAAGCCGATGGTGGTGATTTGGAAAATCCAAGATATAAAGCACTTATGGATATGTTAAATGATGCAAAAAGTGCAGGAGATACAGACAAAATAAGAGAAATTGAATCCGATCTTGCTAAAGAATTTGGCACAGGCATGATGGGTGGTGGCTCTGTTGACGATGCTATGAAGTATGGTGGTGGTGGAAACATCATGATTAAAACTGTTGAAGTATCAATGAAAGTTCCAGAAAAACAAAAGCGAGGCACTGGAGCAGCGATGACTGGCACTAAATTTAGTGGCACATTCTAATTTATGGCAGAACTTATATGTAACTTACCATCTGTTGAAGTTTATGTACGTAAGGAGTATCTAAGAGATCATGAGGATGGACATGGAGAATTTGTAAAAGGTGTTTGGGTCTCTGCAAAATCCATTCCTGGTAGGGCATTTTATTTTGAGTCCTTTCTTCCTGAGTATGGTGCTTTGTTTGATAAGCTACCTATATCTGCATTTTTGCGAGAGCCAAAGATACCAGATCCTGATCTTGATCTTCCAAATCTCCAGTTTTGGAATTGCATGGATTATGGCGTGGTGGCTATCACAAAACAGTTTATAGGCTCAATGGATTATGAAATACTCACTAGGGATCATGGCATTATGCATGGTTCTTATATCTGCACTCTTGATAATTATCATGCAGACTCTAATAACATTGATTATTCTACAAGTGAACAACCTGCAGAACATAAATCATTTAACTTACTTGAACTAGACAATGGCCAGTTTTGTTTATATCCCAACAATAGAATGAGAGTATATGACAATTCACTTACACCTAAAGAACCAAAAATGCCAGATTTCAAAGTTAGCACAGAATATTATCAAGTTGAAAACGGATATGAGTATAGACTTGGAGACACAGACGAATACTTTTGGGACAAAAAATAATGGATTTAGTTGACTTTTCACAAAAATTATACAAATTATTAAAAGAACGTGAGGATGATATTATCATCACGCTGACAACTGGTGCAGTTCAAAATCATGAACAGTACAAGCAGCTAGTAGGTGAGTTACAAGGACTCTCATATACTAGAGATCAAATGAAGTCCTTGCTGGAAGGAAAAATTGATGACGAAGACCTTATACGTACCTGATTATTTAAAGGATCAGCTAGAAAAAAACAAACCTCAAACAGAAGACCTCAAACTAAAAGAAAGATTGCCTCAACCAACTGGTTGGCGAGTTCTTGTCATGCCTTATAAAGGTCGTGAAAAGACTGAAGGCGGTATTCATCTACCCGATGCAGTTCGAGATAGAGAAGCATTAGCTACAGTTGTTGCTTATGTTTTAAAAGTCGGACCGCTTGCTTATCAAGATAAAGAAAAGTTTGGCGATGGTGAGCCTTGGTGCAAAGAGGGCGACTGGATTTGCATTGGCAGATATTCTGGATCAAGATTTAGAATAGATGGTGGTGAGGTGAGAATAATTAACGATGACGAAGTTATTGCAACTATCGTTGATCCCGAAGACATTCAGCATATATAAGGAGTAATTATGGCTACAATAGAATCAAATGCAGTAAAAAAAGAAGATGTTTCACGTGAAACATCAGAAGAAAAACCTGTAGAAATTGAGTTAAAAGAAGAGGCGGTTGAGAAAACTGAAGAAAAACCTTTAGAAACATCAGAAGAAAAACCAGAGAAAAAAGATGAAGAGCTCAACGAATACAGTAAAAACGTTCAAAAAAGAATTAATCAAATTACTGATCGTTATAGAAAAGAGCAAAGAGATAAAGAAGAAGCAGTTAGACTTGCAGAGACTTTAAAATCTGAGAATGAAAAACTCCAAACACAGATATCTAATCTTGATAAAGGTTACATTACTGAGTATGGCACTCGTATTGAATCTCAGCTTGCATCAGCATCTGAGGCTTTGAAAAAAGCATTAGAGGTAAATGACGCTGAAGCAATAGTTAAAGCTAATCAAGCAATTGCTAAAGCTACAATAGAACAAGAAAGACATCGTTTAGCCAAGGAAAGACAAGAATCTCAACCCGAAGTTAAGCCTCAAGAGCAGACTCAGCCTCAAGCACAACCCGAGGCACAAGTTGATCCAAAAGCAAAAGCTTGGGCAGAAGAGAATCCTTGGTTTGGTGAAAATGAAGAAATGACAATGCTTGCTATGGGTCTTGATAAAAAATTAAAACAAGAAGGATTTGACCCAAGAAGCGATGAATACTATACTGAAATTAATAAACGAATTAGGAAACGTTTTCCTGAAGAGTTTGAAGAAGAAAAAACGAGTAGTGCTAACAGGGTCGCTCCTGCTGATAGCACGGCTTCTCGCAGTAGCAACAAGGGGCGTAGGACTGTGAAGTTGTCACCATCACAAGTAGCGATGGCTAAAAGACTGAATGTTCCGCTAGAAGAATATGCTAAATATGTTAAAGAGTGAGGTAAAACATGACAGATAGAACAACTCCACGATCAGATGTAACACGTGCTAAAACAACACGCAGAAAACCATGGGCACCACCAAGCAAGTTGGATGCACCGAAGCCAAAAGATGGATATAAACATCGTTGGATCAGAACTCATTTAAGAGGCGATGACGATCAAATGAACGTTCATTCAAGACTTAGAGAAGGTTATGAACCAGTAAGAGCAGATGAGTATCCAGATCAACAGTTTGCTTCGGTTGAAGAAGGTAAGCATGAGGGTGTTATAGGTAATGGCGGATTAATGCTCGCCAAAATACCTGAAGAGACAGTTGAAGAGAGAACTGAATACTTTCGGGATCAGACCCGCAATCAAATGACTGCCGTAGATCAGGACTTAATGAAGGAGCAACATCCTTCAATGCCTATTGAGAAAAGTAGGCGTACTAAAGTAACTTTTGGAAAGGAATAATTCCTTTTCGTAACTTATAAGGAGCTATAAATGGCAAATGCAGATTTAAAATTTGGATTAAAGCCGATTAATGCTATTGGGGGAACTTTTCCTGGTGGCACAAATCAGTATTTCATTGCTAGTGATGCATCAGCTATTTTCCAAGGCTCTCCTGTTCAAGCTGAGTTAACTGGTGGCACAGTGCAAGTATTAGGCAACGCCACTGGAGATACAAAGCAGATTTTAGGAGTTTTTGCTGGGTGTGAATATGTTGACAACACTACAAAGAAATTAAAATTTTCCAATACGTGGCCAGGATCTGGTTCAGCGGATACAAATTTTGATATTAAAGCTTTCGTATATGACAATCCAATGCAAAGGTTTGTTATATGTTCTGATGGTACTAATACCAACAGAGCAACTGCAAAGGCTGACATTTTCAAAACTGCTGAGATAGAAAATGCTACAAGCGGAAATACAACAACTGGTATATCAACCGCACAGATTGATATTTCTACTGCTGAAGATTCCGATCCATCAAATCCTTTGATGATCGTTGGAATACAAGAAGACGTAGAAAATGAAGATCACTCTGCTGCTGGTGTTAAATATATCGTTAAAATTAACAATCATGTATTCTTCAGTTCTGTTGGAGATGCTGACGCAGCGATATCATAGGGAGATTGATTTATGGCTATTTCAAGAGCACAACTCGCCAAAGAATTAGAGCCTGGTTTAAACGCTCTCTTTGGTATGGAATTCGCAAGGTATGAAAACCAACATGCGGAAATTTTTACAACTGAGTCTTCAGACAGATCATTTGAAGAAGAAGTAATGCTCTC